GGTTGCTGGAAGAGATCATCAGGAGTCCTGGAGGTCACAAGAATATCCCTATCGGCAATTACCTCTCACAGTATTTCGCTAACATCTACCTTAACGAGTTCGACCACTGGCTGAAAGAGCGCTGCGGCGCTAGATACTATATCCGGTATGGAGACGATGGAGTAATCCTCAACTCGGATCGAGGTTATCTTGTAGATCTGAAGTCTCAAATTGAATCATATCTACACGATAAATTAGCTCTCAGGATTAACCCCAAAAGCCGCATAATTAAGGTGGATGTTCAGGGCATAGATTTCTTGGGATATCGAACTTATCGGACCTATGCGCTTCTCAGGAAAAGTTCTGTGGAGAGGCTTAAACGGAAGGTCGAAGCGATCGTAGCCCATCCGGAAGAGTTCGGCCCTCAACACATCATAGGTTCAATAGTATCAATTCTTGGATGGTTAAGCTACTGCAACAGCTATAATCTGGCTAATAAGTATATTTATTCAAATACGGCATTGCATGCTATTATAGAGTCGGCAGCTAACATTCTTGGAATCAATGAGCAAAATATAATGAATCTGGTCAGGGGGATAGAAGGTAATGATTGAAGTCTCTCATAAACAAGAGCCGTGGTACACATTCACCGGAGAGCGAAGCATCGTTGAAGACAGACTCATACTGCCAATATTCGTCCGATGGGGGGAACAGATCCACCAAATATCGGATACTGAGACTGGCGAGCCAAGGACAGAATATCAATATCACATGGCAAAAATTACGCACTCCGTATCTTGGCCGATTTCAGAATCCGATTTGGAGGCGATATTAGAGGCTGCTCGTCCTGAGCTCGAACAGAGGGCACAGAACGCTGAAGCCCTTGGAGGCGAGTTTCGTGACTGATCTTCAGAAAGCTATTGACGAGCAAATTGGCAGGAATATCGAGTGTGGTGAAGATGGGATCTCAATCTACAAGCAGATCGGCATTCTGAGAGAGGCTCTCGAGATTTTACGATCCGAAGTCGAGAAGCTATCAAAGAAGCCAGTCTCCATCCCAGAACTCGATGTTCTTACCATAAAAGTTGATGTCGAGAAGGGGAAGGCAAGCGTCCACAGTGAGGCAAAAGAGCGTGGTAGTCTGGCGCGGTGATGAGCTCTTAGAACGATGCCGGGAAGCGGCCACGAATAAGTTGGAGCAGGGCATCCGGGAAACCGTGATGTCCGAGGCTGACGAAAACTGCCCGGTAGAATGGGGGGCCCTCCGGGGCTCTCACTATGTCAAGAGGCTCCAAAAAAAGATCAAAGCCGGATACGGCGGGGCCTCCGCCCCTTATGCTGCGGTGCAGCACAAGAGGCTGGATTTCAAGCATAAGGTAGGAAAGGCCCGATGGATGGCTGATGCCTTCGAGAACCACCGGGAAGAGTTAGCCGGCATGGCTCAGGAAGGCATCGACGAAGCCCTGAGCCGGCCTTAACTGAGGCGATTTTAGGATGAGGCAACTGATCTTATTAGCCCTGGCTTTCGGCCTGGCGGTGCTTTCGCTGGCCGAGGCAGGAAACATAATGCTGGCTGAAGATGTGGTGGGAGATGGCTCGCTTTGGGCCACCACTGACCACATGGGGAACAAAGACCGGATAGGTGGCGAAGGTGATTGGGCTTATGGCCATGTGGTCGGGCCGCAAGGCCTACTCTCCCTCTATTCATTCGAGGGATCGAAAGGAAGGTATCAGGTCGCCCACCGGACCGGCAATTATTCGGAGTGGGTGAACGCTGCCGAGATGACCCGGCTTGATGTGCGTGCAGACTTCGGCCTGAACAATTCTACTTTGGACATCTCCGGGGCCGGGCGGTATCAGGATGCCATCTATTCAGCAGGATGGTACGGCCGACCGGTAGACCTGGCCCGAAAAACCATAGTCGGCAATTTTACGATTAACAGGACGGTGACTATTACATGAAGAAAGAGAAATTCGGCTGCTGCAGCAGCAAGATAACGCTGCCCCGGACCGAGTACAAGCGGTGGATTGAGAAGGGATGGCTAGGGAATAACGGTGTATGTGAATTTCCCGAGCGGGACCAGGCTTTCCCCTCGGGATTGGTGACCGTAAATCTGCCCCCGGGATTCTGGCAGAGCTCCGATGACACCACGATAGAGAATTGCATAGCTACGGGGCTGATCCTCTTTAAGGACGGCAACGGCGACGCCCTGACCAAGGAGCAGTACATGAAAAAGTATCCAGGCTACCCGGCCCCGGATCTGATCTTGAGACTGCAGCACCGCCTCCCGCCCGGGAGCCAAGGCTTCATTGAAGTCAAGGGGGCCTAAGTATGGGACTGCCTGATATAGCCCCCACCAAGAAACCTTGGGAGAGCAAAGAGACGATTGTAGGGGTCCTCGCCCTGCTGCTTCCGTTCATTCTGTTGGCAGTCAAAGAAGCTACCGGCATGGAGGTAGATATCACCGCCGAACAGCTCTACCAGGGCATCTGCCTATTTTGGGGCATGGCCATTATAGGCATGGTGAGTGTTCGCCAGCTGTGGACCCGGGCAAAGATCAAGTGGTGAACGGGGCCTTCCGCATGGCGACATCATGCAGACATAGCCCCGCCAACTTCCAAGTATTATTTTTGGATATTAATACTTTTTTAAGGGAGATGGCATGACCGAAGCCCGGGAGGGGTGGCAACCTATCCCAATTACGGAGGTTACGCCAGAAAATATGCCAACGGTAATTGGGGCAATGCTGGCCGGGATGAACTACATCGGAGCTGCCCTGGATCAGAATCTTGCCGATCACCAGGACATTAAAGCCAGGCTGGACACTCACGATAATTATCTGGTGATATTTCGAGTTTCCCGCTGCACGTTGAACTGGCTCAAGGATAGCTCTAACCTGAAATGGGCCGTTATCATGGGGATCTTCTTTACAGTCGATTGGGTCAGCCGGTGGCTTTACTGGAACATCTTTACCCGGCCCTGAGAGGCGGCTATGACGGAAATCCGTTTCCCATGTCCGGCCTGCAAAGCCGTTAATCGGTGGGAGTCGGTTCTACTGCCGGGTGATGAAATCGACTGCGAAGCCTGCCATATTCCCCTTAGAGTTGAGAAGTTTACAAATTACGGCGACATAATTGTGGAGGTGCGGTAACGATGGCCAAAATAGAGGTCCGGGGCGGGGTAGGCACCGGCGAACCGCTGGAGTTATTCATTGACGGGAAGATCCAGAAGTTTGTAGCCGAGTTCCAGATAGTTTGGAGCCCCAAAAAGTTAAGCCCGTCCCTGGAAGTTCAGCGCTTTAAAATGGATAGACAAGGCCGGCCTGTGCAGGAGGGCCCGAACCTGGTCAAAGAGATTGAGCTGTATAAGATAGATAGCCTCTCCATAGAAGGCCTGGTATGTCCATAGCCAGCATAATAGCAACTTGCCTGGCCGGCCTGGGTTATGGGGTTTGGGATAATGTCAATCCGGCCCTTAACAGCATATTTGCTGACTCGCTCCAGCCCCGGCCCCTAAACCAGATCGGGATTTTTGTATCTACGGAAAGGCCTTCTGACGGGTTTTGTGGTGACTCAACGGTGATCGATTATCTCTTGCTGCAGGTCCAGGTACGAAACGAGTCTAAGGCCACCGCCCGCAGCACGGCAGACGAGATAAAATTGCTATTATTCGATAACTCAGAGGTGCCCGGGATCGACCGAATCTTGGCCAAAGATGGGCATCCGGAATACCTTGGCGAAGAAAACAGGCTGCATACGTTTGCAGTCGATTTTGAGGTAACAATACAAAGGTGATAGTATGGGAGTATTGAACGGTAAGACCTTCAAGGTCTATGATGGGACAAGCGGCAACGTCCTGATCGGAAACGTGGATGCCGGCGACCTTAACCTGGACATGAAGACAGATGAAGCGGCCTGCTGCGGCGATTCTGCAGAGAAACCCGAGCCCCAGGTGTTGGCCGGCAAAATCACAGTCAAGGGCAGGCACGATCCGGCCGATTCTGGCTTGGCGGCTATCCGGACAAAGGCCCTGGCTTTCACCCACATCAACCCGGTCAAGATCTTATACAGTGGAACAGTTGGAGGATCTGGGGTAGGGTGGACCTGTGAAGCCATCGTCAGCAACTTCAAGCTAGGGGCAGTATGGGATAAGCAGCAGTCTTTCAGCATCGACATTCAGTTCTATGGAACTCCCTCATGGTCTACTTCTCTGTGAGGTGGCTGGATGGCTAAGAAGATGGGTCGCACTGCGGCCCTATACATCCCTACCACAGACGCTTCCGTTCTCAATTCCGGTTTGGCCATGGACTTTGTAGCCGGCAACAGCTACAAAGTCAATAACCCGGCCAAACAGTTTTGGGATCCAGATCAACCGGTGGTGGTCTATGACAGCGGGTCGCCTATTACGCCTGTTCAAGTAGATTGTGCGGGCGGGTGGGTCCATCTATCCGGCCCTCCGGCCGGGGCGGTTACAGTTGATGCTTATGTCCTGGAGGCGACCCAAGTAGGTGGAGTCCAAGGTTTCGACCTGGAAATAGGTTTCCTGACCGATGAAGCTGGAGTTTTCGGGGATACGGCCGAGAAACCGGAGCCGGTAGCCCTAAACTGGAAACTGTCAGCCAAGAAGATGTGGTGGGACAATAGGGCCACCTTCTCAACCAATTTTGCTGGTGTGAACAATGACATAGTTTTAATATCCCGGCTGCCCGGCGAATTGGGTAACCTCTTAAGTTTTGAGACCTTTGGGGGAGTCAGTAAGACGCTAGCAGTAATGGTTTCCGGCTTTGATATCGTGGTTCAATTGGCAACAGACGGTTTGGGCACAGTAACTAGTACATCAAACGATGTTCGGGCGGCTATATACGACTCCCGGGCAGCCATGAGGTTGATTTCAGACTGCCTCAACGCGGCCGGGAACGATGGCACTGGCATTCCTGCAGTGAGCGCTCACGCACATTTTGCGGGAGGAGCCGATCCAGACTTGGCCGTCAGAATGATTGCGGCGGGCAAGATGCTTGTGGCAGCCTACGTCGATACCACGGCCGGGGTAAAGCAGCGATTTGAAGGTATCGGTAGGCCTACCAAGATAGAAGATAATATACAATGGAACAAACTGATACAAGAGCCCATGACCTTTGCGGGCTACGATACCATATGGTGGCATGAAGGATGAAATACATCATGGAATATGATTGCCCACACTGTGGCAAGAAGTGCAAGCAGGAAGTGAATATGGAAGAGGTGCCTTCTGCCACCCCTTCCACCAAGAGCAAAAAGGCAGAGGGAACGTGACGTATGTCTGTAAATGCTGGAAAAAGAGGTCTAGCGGTAAATCTGGATGGCAAGATCAGGACGCTCCGGTTTACAATCGGGAATACTGAAGATCTGCAGAAGATCGTTACTGACTTTTGCTTGGCAAACAAGAGCATCGAGCCGGGCACGTTGATGACTCTGGATAAGATCATCCTGGGCAACTGGCTCAGGATACCTCAGATAATGAGGTGGTCGCTGTACTTCGCCCTGAAAGGGCGAGATCCGAAGATCACCGAAGAGGAAGTTGCCGGAATCATCGACCATGACGATGTAGATTGGCAGAAGCTGGAAACCTATCTAACCCAGGCCTATTACCTCTTCATGGACCCTTTGAGGGCCCCCCTCTTCAAGGATCTGGTGAAGGTCCAGGAATTGCAGAGGGAAGCGCAGCAGGCTCAGGCAGACTACGATCTTCTGGTGGGTCAGCGGAAGATCGACAAGATCAACAGCAATATCAAGCTGATGATGGAGAACCCCGATCTTCTGGAAGTGCCCAAAGCTCCAGTGAAACTCCCACCCCAAATCAAGCCGACTCCGGCCCCGACCGCCCCGGAGGACCCGGCCGAGGAAGATCCCGGGGAGAGCCCTGGGATACCCGGATAGCTCTCCACCAAGCATTAACAGAATGGGGCATGAGCCCCCACGACTTTTTTGATCTATCGATTGCCGAATACAACGCCTTAGCTTTCTTCTATTCTGAGACTCGCTGGAAACTCCTGGCCTATCAAGGTTATTGGGCCGGAGCGGCCGGAGCTCTGGCCCGGGCTGGCACGTTACCACCTTTTAATCAGCTTTGGGCAGACTCGAAAATCTCGGAAGAGGACGAGGCAGAGGGCCCGCAGGATCCCCAGGATTGGGCTGACTGCGGAATGAAACCACCGCCGGAGTGATACCTTTTGGAAGTAGGCCGTGCCGAAGTTGTCGTAGACTACAATGATAACAAAGTAAAAGCGGGTCTAGCTGGCACCAAGTCTGACCTGGTCGGGCTTGAAGCCGCCGGACAGGGAGTGGGCCAACGAATATTGGCCGGCATGGCCCAAGGCTTCAAAGGTAACTGGAAGGATGTCGGCAAGAATGTAGCCGGTGAAGTCACCAATGCCATAACCGCCCCGCTCGGTTCTATGGGGGGTGTCGCTTCTGCTGCAGCGGCGGCTTTAGGCCCGGTCGGTATCGCCGGCCTGGCGGTGGCTGCCGGCGTTACAGCGGTCGGCGTCGCTTCGGTAAAAGCGGCCGGCGAATGGGACGCCGGCATGGCCCGGGTATCCAAAACCACCGGCATCGAGAAGGGTACCCAGGCTTATTCTGATCTCAACAATCAGCTGAAAGACATCTATGCCACTATGCCGGTGGCTAAACAAGAGATCCTTAATGTGGCCACTGCGGCCGGCTCGCTCGGGATCGAGAAGCAGAGTATAGCCGGTTTTACTCAGACGGCCATTATGATGGGGTCGGCTTTCGATCTGCCGGCCGAAGAAGCGGCCGTAGCTATGGGCAAGATCAAGTCCCAAATGAAGACCTTGCCCGCTGAAGCCCAGGATTCGGCCTCTTTTGCTCAGCACATGGGCTCTGCCATCGACATGATGGGCAACGAGTACAATGCCACTGAGAAAGACATCCTGGACTTCTCTACCCGAGTCTCAGGCTCAATGTCCACCCTGGGGGCCGGAGCTTATGAAACGGCCGCCTGGGGCGGGATGTTATCTTCAGTCTTCCCCTCAGCTGAGCGGGCCGCCGGCTCTTTCGATGCGCTGCTCACTCAGCTGACCACCAACGAAGAAAGCCAGGCGACCGCTGCCCAACTCTTAGGAGTATCCACCGAAGAGTTCATGGCTGCCATGAGCACCGACCCCTCCGACACTCTTTTGAGAATCGGGCGGGCTCTGGAGGGGTTGCCGGCTGATCAGGTCTTAGCCACCACCAAAGCCCTGGGTGGTGCCTATGGCATGGATTCTCTGGTCAAGATGGTAGGGCATACAGAGGAATATGCCAAGGCCATCGATAAGGCCAACAAAGCCGGCAAGGAAGGCACCAGTATAGGCACTTCCTACAAGAACGGTATCAACAATATGCAGGATCAGACCCGGATCCTGGTAAATGAGCTCTCGGCCCTGGCCATAGACATCGGCACGCCGATTGCTTCAGCCCTGACGCCGGCCATATCCGGCATAGCTGCAGGCCTAAACCAGATCCGGACGGCCGGAGAAGCTGCCTGGGGTCCGATAACCACCGGAGTTCAGCGAGCCGGTTCAGCCATTCAGAGCGTCCAAGGATTCTTGAGCGCCTTTGCATCTGACCTCAAGAACATTATCACCCAATCTTCAGCCTTCCAGGCTCTCGCCTCTGCCCTGGAACCGGTACGGGCCGGTTTTGAGGCGGCCGTTGATGTAGTTGGCAAGTTCGGCGAAGCTCTGACTATCGCTATACCGAAAGCCGCCGAAGCCCTGGGCAAAGTAGGCCAGCTGGGCATAAACAAGGGTGCCGACTTCCTGGAGGGCCTCGGCTTCAAGAACCTGGCTGATTACATCCGCCAGGATGAAGCTGAGGTGGCCGAGGCGGTCGAAGATGCCACCAAGAAGGGCATGGAGGAGGGAGTCAAAGGAGCTAAGCCTACTATAGCCTCAGAGGTTTCCCAGGCCTTAGATGAAGCCTTTTGGTCTGCTGCAGTATCCCGGCAGCGGGCCGGGGTAACCCAGCTGCAGGCCTATTCTTGGGAGCAGAAGATCTTAGAGACGGGGGGCCCGGTGCAGACTGGCACCGGAAAATCTAGCTGGAAATCTTCGGGGTTCACAATCACCGCCCAAGAAGCCAATACCACCCTAAAAATGCAGTACACGCCCTCATCAACGGGCGGGAAATACGCGCTTCGGGCCACTTATCCTGATGGCAAGACCCGGGACCTGGCCAGCTATTCAGTCAGTTGGGGTAACACCCCCTCCATGGACCAGGTAGTTGAAAATCTTCTTAACCAGGCTCAGATGGACGTGAGCCCGGCGACGTTCAACACCCTGGCCAATAAACTGCAGCTGCAGGCTACCGTGCAAGAAATATCCTTGGGAGGTATCCTGTGGGATACTGGAGCCGGCTATACGGCAGCCATCAAGGACGTGGGCCAGGCCATCAATGAGGCCATAAACTCAAACTGGTTCGATTCAGAGACAATCGGTAACTTAGCGGCCAGGCTGCAGCAGGCCAAAGAACAGATCGAGAGCATCGAATTCAAGACGCCCGATATGGAGAACTCCCTAATTGGGATCCAGGCGGCTCTTGATGCTCTGGCCAAATACCAGGACCTTAAGCTGAAACTTCAGGCGGAGCCAGATAATGAGCGGCTGCAGATGGAAGTTAGGCAGGCCTGGAGCAATGCCCAGGCTACCCTACAAGGTCTTGGTCCGGTAACCTTGGAGATCACCGCAGAGCTCGCCTTTGATGCCCAGGTCCTCGCCGCTGAGCTCGCTGGGAATACAAAAAAACTGGCCGACCTAGGCATATCCGATCTAGCCCGATACCGCAAATATGCTCAGGGGGCCTTGCGGGATGACCTCAAGAGCTACCTGGAAAAAGGCTTAGCACCCACCCCGGGCACACAGATTTGGCAGGACCTCTATGATGAATACACTGTAGCCGTCGATAATTGGGGAAAACTGGACGCCTACAACAAAGAAGTATTCTGGCAGATGGGGGAAGCTCTGCACGGCGGCGGTGCGGAGTGGAAAGATGTCTATAGCCTCTTAGGTGGCGGATCCCTAGGATCTATGGGATCTGTGGCGACCGACCAGGCCCAAGTTTCCCAGGCCCTCGACAAAACCGCAGAATCCATGAATACCTGGTGTGAAGCGGCCAGCGAATTTGCCTACTGGCAAGAAACTGCCGGCGCCAGCCAGGGGATGTTTAATAAGAGCTTCATTGGCAGCACCGAGGCCTACAACAAATTTATGGAAAGCGGCGAGGCTGCCAGGCGCCAGACTACTTCGCCATACGCCGTCAATGTGGACACCTCAAAAGCCACCTCTGAGGTCGAGAGGTTGGATCAGGAGCTCCAAAAAGAGCGGCAAATGCCCTTCCAGATCGAAGGGATGGAAGCCGCCATGCAGCAGGCCGCCAGGCTGCACGAAGCTTTGAGCCAGACAGCCCATAAATCGGTAATAGTTCAAGAGGTCAGCACCGGCGCGGACTCCGAAGAGAACGAGGGCGGGGCGGGCTGGCCTACTTATCTGCCGACCCAGCCAACGCTTTGGCCGGCAGCCTCCCTAGTCTACCAGGCGGATACCTCGAAAGTCTCGGCGGAGCTCCAGAGGCTAGACCAGGAGATCCAGAAAGGGCGAACCTTACCTCTACAAATTAGCGGCATGGATGAGGCCATGCTGCAGGCCGCCACCGCCCAGGAGGCCTTTAGCCAGCCGGCTACCAAAACCATAAGCATACTGGAAGAACCTGTGCCAACAGGCCCGGCGCAGCCCTCGACATACTCGCTGCAGGCCGACACATCCCGGGCGACAGCTGAGATCCAAAGGCTGGACCAGGAGCTAACCAAAGAGCGGAAGATGCCCTTCTCCATCCAGGGCATTGAAGCGGCCATGCAACAGGCGGCCAGGCTGCACGAAGCTTTGAGCCAGACCGCCTACAAAACGGTGGTAATCCAAGAAGTCTATGGCGGATCTAGCGGCTATGCCGGATCAAATTATACCGTACAATCTCCGGGTGGCGGTTCTTTCGATTATACGCCTTCTTTGCCCCGGCTGGGCACCGGCGGATATGTGCCCAGCCCAACAATGGCCGTCGTCGGAGATCGCCCCGGTGGTGAGATAGTAGCCGGTCTGGATCAGCTGCAGGGGCTGATCAAAGTAGAAGGCGGGAATGGCGGCGTGAATGTTCAAGTGAATGTTTACGGCGATGTCACCGGCGAAGAGTTAGTGGAGCATATCAAAGAGCAGGCCATCAAAGAAGTGGCATATCAGCTGAACCGAGGGGGAACGCCCTGATGGAGTGGTTCATCACCGACCGGGCCGGCCAGGAGATCGCCCTAGATGTCTCGAGATATGAGCTCTCCAGGTTCTTAGATGCCAGCCGGCCGGCGCAAGCCAAGATCGCCGCTGCGGAGAGCTCGCCGGCTCTGTTCAAGCAATGGCTACGGGCCGAAGAGGATGGGGATACCATCTTCTCGGGATATATCTCCGGCCGGCCTGCAGTAGACTCCGGCAAGATGGTCATAGAGGGCCGGGGGGTGGAGGCTCTGCTATGGCAAAAGGCCTGCGGCAATTACGGCTATCCCTCAAAGGACGTAATCAACAATATCAATTATGCCCGCCTGAGTCATCTGTTCTCATCCGATCCTCCGGATCAGGGGTATGATCGGTATCGTCTGAAAGGATGTATCGGCCTGTTGTGGGCGGCAGCCTCGAAAATTCCGCCAGGCCGAGGATATTTCACCAAAGGCTACGTCCCGTTTCCTTACGGTGGCGACGCCGGAATCTCGGCCACTCGGGGCCCCTGGGTCCTGTTCGATTACACAAACTGGATCTTCCGCCTCCCTGGCGGGGGAACGAATAGCCGGATAGGGTCGGCGCCGATCTACATCAACGGATCGCTGATGACTGAAGAGGTGTCACTATCCGCCCTCAAATCTAGTTCGGCGCTGTCTGTCTACCGGGATGCCCAGGACCTCTACATGAAGCCTTTAGAGTCCGGGCTGCAGTACCTGGGCGAGCTTAACAATGACTACTTTGCCTCTTACGCTTTCGATACCAGGGTCAGGCTCGGTAACCTGGATAATCCGGATACTGCCATAGAGGGTCCAGTATCTACCAAGCATACCGACAAGTTCGGGGATGTGGCGGTTAAGCTGGCCACCATCCATGGCCTAAATGTGCGCTACCGCTACCAAGGATATTTAGCCCGCATGGACTTCCTGGAGGATTTTGAGGATGATGGGCTCTTTGAGATCCAGAAGGAGGATTACCACAAAGCCACCCCCGAGCCGAACGCCTCGCCTGCGCCTGATGCCCTGATCGGCCTGGGGCATGGCTCCAAAGAGGTCCGACAGGTTCATAGTGTCTGCAACCTGGAGCCCGGAGGGGCTTTCTTGGAGGCCACCGCCGAATATGCCGAGGCATTCAATGATCCCTATGGATCTCTATATGCCCTCACATTGGAAGAGTGGGAGCAGCTACAGACCGAAGATATCTTCAATCTGACATCTGACCGGCTGAACCACCTTATCCCAGGAAATCCGGTGCTACTGGAAAAAGAGGACGGTTCCATAATCGAAGCCCAGGTGGCCAAAGTAGTCCGGAGATCTGGCAAGGCTACATCGATCAGCATTGGCGGCCGGGAGAAGGACTTGATCGACGCCGCCCAGGCCATGGCCTCGGCGAGCAGCTTATTCCAGGCCAAGAACATGATCGAAGTAGGCGGCACCGCTTCGGCCTCGGGGAACATCACCATCGGCGATGTGGATTCTGCGGATACCCCCTATACCTCCGCATCCTTCACCGCTCCCGCGTATGCCACTTATGCCGGGGGTCGTC